ATGTGAATACCTCCTTTGCAGTATAAGTAAATAGTCTTTAAAAACAAAAAAGCCCCGGCTTCAAAAGAAGCCGGGGCCACAAACTAAACTAAGTTAGTTTTATCTATGCACCAGACTCACCAAGTAAGCCGCGACAGATAACTAGACCGTACATATCAGGTCGAACCATCTTCTTAGCGTAACGGGTCATGACCCCCTTACGTGGTACGAAGTCTTCCGTACCGAAGATAGTGGGAGTAACCTGTAGTGGTACATAAGGAGCATAAACATAACCGCTCTCAAGGAACGAATTACCTTTACGACCAACAAGAACCACATTACGGTGGAAGTAAGGATCGACGTAAACATCGAACTTCTTACTAAGATTACCAACCTTTTCAGCACCTGCAACGCCCTTGGCGTCAACAGTCACGCTAGCGCGGAAACCTGCTGTAAACTCAAGAATGTTAGCAACCTCTGGGCCACAAACGATGAAGTTTGCGCCACCGCGAAGAGTCTTACGATGAATCGCTGCAGAGATATCATTGATAGTCTCAAGAAGCGTCTCGTACCACTCAGAAACGGTACCAGTGAAGTCAGGAGCAGCAGTGCTAGCACCAACCTCTGCACCAGTCTCTTTGTCAACAAAAAGACCAGGGCTACGTGACCAGAAGTAAGTACCAGCAGTGGCACCCTCAACTAGATCCTCAAGAATCTCACGGTCGATCTCAAGAGCAATTTGCTCAGAAAGAATCGAAGTAAGCTCAACCTCTGCGTCAAGATTGTGATAAGCGTTAAGATCTTGTCCCAACTCCGGAGTCCACTTAGCCTTAAGCTTTTTGGTTCGAGCCGTTACCGACACGGAATCAACTTTAAGGTTGATCTCAGGAATATCAGTGTTATTCTCAAGACCCCAAGCAGTTTGGCCGACAACAGCACCAACAGCATTAGCTGCAGCAAAGTCATCAGTTTGAGCAAAACTACAAGTCAAGCGAGCAACGCGATTAGCAAGGTCGTCAGCATCAGTAGAAGTTGTAGAAGTGTCGACAAAAACAAAACGAAGTTGATCTTTGTTTGTAGTTTGGAAGTCATCACTCTTACTAAACTGAGTTAGGCGACGAAGCATAAACTGATTAGTGTCTAGACAGTCAGCGGCGAGTGCGGCACCAGCATTGGTGCTAGGAATATCAGTAATCGATACCAAGTTGTCCAAGTTAATCTGATCGAAATCACTAACCAAACCAGCAGCAATAACGAACTGCGAACCAGAAGTGATATCTTGGTCGTATTGCATAATAGCAGACAAAATATCTGCGTCGGAAATTGATACACCAGCGGCTGGACCTGCTGCAGTATAAGGACCACCTGCGCCAACAAGACCCTTACCATAGGTACCACTAGCAACAACGTTCAGAACGGCACCAGTAGTTGTACCAGTTGGCGAAGAATAACCAGTGCTCAAATTGTAAAAACTCTTAGCAGCAGTACCTTCGTCACCAGTTAGGTCAACACCACCAGTGATCTGCGAACCAACTTTGCCACCACCGTAAAGGGAAGTGTCAACAGCATAGCCAAGACGTGGAGTTTGACCAGCAGTGCCAGGAGTTCCACCAAAGGTGAAATCCATAAAGAAAATCAGACCTGATGGAAGACTCATAGGTTGAACACTAACAAGCTCGTTAGCAATCAAACCACCGAATACTCGACGGACAATTGGGAATGCAACGGCTGCGAAGCCCTCAACATCACCACTTGCCATGCTAGAAGCAGCCTCACGAAGAAGCTCTTTAGCTTGGTTCTCAAGAAGACGAGACATGTTGTTTTTAGCACCCTCGCTTCCAAGACCCTCAAGAAGACCAGTCTGCTCCCACTTGGAGAGAAGCGCAGCGCCTTCCTTTTTCATATCGCGATTAACGATACCTTCTGTCAATTTTTGAAGTATAGACATTTTTTTAATTCCTCCTTATGAAATAATATGTCATTTATTTAATCCTGCGAGAATTTTCATTCTCTTCGCAAAAGAGTCTTCCTTTTTAGTTTCTCTTTTACGCGGCATAAATGCTGAAGAATTTCGAGTCACTACCTCGTTCAGTGATTCTGGCTTTTTGGTGCGTTTTGAGGCGCTGCCCACTGCACTTTGAAGAGTTTCATATATAATTTTCGCTTCTTCAACGGTTTTTGCATTCCCAATAGCTTCGACAATTTTATCTTTTTGTCGCTCATTCAACGAGATGCTATCTAAAACGCGGTTTTGATATAACAATCGAGCATTTGCAAGATTGCTTTCCTCAAGCTTGTTTTTAAGCTTGGTAATAACTGTGTCGTATTTATCGATTTTTGATTCAAGCAACTGGAGCTTTTTGCTCAATACAGTTTGCTCTTTAAGAAGAGACTTGTTTTCTAATTTAGCCTCTTTTAGCTTTTTCTTATCCTCTGCAGCTTTTTTATCTTCTGCCGCTTTAGTAATAGGCTCTTCGGTGTCACCGTCACCATCAATGTCAGGGAAATCAGGCTTTGCCTCTTCTTCCAAAGCAGCTAGGGCTTCTGCGCCCTCTTCTGTGGCGATTCCTTCGTCCTCTGCAGAAGTGTCAGGATCAAGGTATGCGTCACCTTCTTCTAACATTTCCTCTTTAAGATCATCAACTACAGCGCCAACTAGTTTAGCTAAATCGTCGTCGTCAATCTCTACTTCTAAAAGATCATCTTCTTCTAGCATACTTTTTAATTCTGCTTCGTCCAACTCGATCTCTTCATCAAGCTCTTCAAGATCCTCAGTCAAAGCATCGATTTCTAAAGCAACTTCTTCGTGACCTTCCATAACAGATGGGTCCATCGCGCCCTCTTCCATTTCCTCTGCCATCATCTCCTCTAGCCTATCCAAGTCAATGGTTACGATTTCATCAACTGGTGTGGTTTGAGCAGCGGGTAAATCCTCCAATACAGCGAGATCACCTTGATCATCTACTGTCATTTCCACTTCTTCTGCAACTTCTTCTTCTTGCTCAAGAATTTTCTCGACCGCTTCGCGAATCTCGGACTGATATTTTTCAATCACAGCTTCTTCTGCGCTTTGTTGAGCAGTTTCTTTAAGTTGCTTGGCGTCAATAATAGCTTGTTCTAACATAGAGGACATAGTATTCTCCTTACAATAATACAAATTTAATTAGTCTTTCGCTTCAATAAATGCCCTGTCTTTATTTCTCGTAGGCTTTCTCTCTCTCGATTCTAAGCTTTTCAAGAACCTTTTCTCGGCGCTTTTTCTCTCGGCGTCTACGCTTTGATGGTTTTTCATAAGTGGAGCGTTCGACATATGATTCTATAATTCTTTCTTTTTTTACTTTTTTGGAGAACCTTTTTATCATTCTCTCTACTGGTTCATTGGGGTTACGTGGTGTTACTTCCACTCGGATATTCTTTTTTGCCATTTTATTTCTCCATCATCTTTTTCCAATGACTGCTGCCAAGAGCCATGATGCCTGTGATGTCTACCCCGGGATCATTAGAATCCACACCTGCTAAAGCACCCGCTTGAGATGTTGCTTCGCTCTTTACAGTTCCAGCACTCCCTAAAGGCTCAACACCTTCAAAAATATTTGCCCCAAGACCTGTGGCTTTTAGAATCTTTTTACGTTGACTATTCATACGCTCTTCTCGTTCTTTTGCCATTTCTCTTTTTTGCTCTTCAAGAAATTGTTGCTGGACAGCGAGCGTATTCGTCTCTTGCAAAGGTTTTGGTGTTGGTTGCGGCGCAACTGTGATAGGGCTTAGGCCCTTTACAACCTCTGTGACTACATTGGAAAGAAGACCTTGTTCCAAAAGGACTTCATTAATACATTCTTTGACAATGGGTTTTATAATTTGTTTTAGTTGTGATTTCTTCATTTTCCACCTGATAGTATCTCGTTTAATGCTCTATTAATTCTATAGCTTTTTGTAAAAAAGTTTTCATTCAACTGCTTTTGGAAAGCCTCGTTAATCTTCCCTTTTGACTCCATAATATAAGCTCCAGGGGCAGAAGGCTCAGAAACAGCGTCAAAGCAAATCAATTGTAGATCCTCTTGGACAACTTGTGAACCATTTGTTCCTTCTTTCAAAGAGCCAAGCGCTCTAGATGAGAAGCCAAATTTAACACCACCATCATACAACCCTCTAAGAATTTTACCTGCTGGTGTGTTTAATACTTTAATAGTTCCTAAAACATCATCGCCATCCCACCAAACTCGGTTGATAATATGGGATGCATTCTTAAGATTGATGACGCTATCATCAGGATGATCGCATTCTCCCAAGGCTCTCCTATCGTCTACAAGCTGTTGATAATTTTTCATCTCGCGCTCTAACACTTTGCGTGGATATACTCGACCATTACCATTTTGCACGTCACATTGTTGCAACTTGGCTGGGAATATAAGGTGACCCTCAGAAACCATTCTCTTTTCGCCTTCAGTTAGAAGATCTCGACAGCCTCTGTCATCACACCGTAATTCAAAAAATTCTCTTAAAAGTACTTTAGACATCTTTATATTCCTTTTGCGGCCTCAAACCGCCCGATTCTAGAGCCGCTGCAGCAGCGACGGACAGGCTGTAGCTTCCATTTCTTAGTCAACATAACAATCTCCCTCGTCCTTATAGGTTACTTTAAAACCAAAATCATTTATCAAAACGCTCATTAAATAGCAGGTTCCAGAGCTTAAGCAGCCCATTATAAGAGCATTTGCTAAATTGTATTCAAATGTAAATAGTTCTGTGTGTCTATTAATACCAAACAAAAAGGCCCCCGACCAAAACCCCATACACATAGGACAATGGAATAATTTACCAAAACCACCTAGCCAATTCTTAGCTGGGCGTATCTTGTTAAATATGGAGCCATAAATTAATATCTGGGTTAAGCCATAGGCTGAAAGAATAAAATATAATAAATCCAACGTTGCCTCTTAATAAGTACCTGTTAGTCCATACCCAGTGGCGCTACCGGGGAACTGCGCCACGCTACCTTGTCTTGGAGCGTGCGGTATTTCACCCAATCGAGTTGAATCTTCGTCCGTTGGTTCTAATAATTCTTTTTCAATATCTTCTTCGTAGCCTCTAAACTTCTCATAGAAAGGTTTCTCGTGTTCGAAAAACTTAGCCAATGAATAGATTGCAACGTGCAAGGGATTAACATCCTCTTTTTGTGCCTCAGAAACAACTGCTAGCTTGGCCTCTAAGCAGCCAAAAATATTGCCTCCGCGTACAGTCGCGTAGTCCACGACACCCTTTTTACTTAAAAACTCAAATAGCCTGGACTGTGTGGCGTATACGTGTGAACCATACTGATCCTTTGGAAGTGTTAGGACTTTATTCTTAGATGGCGATACAATAACATTGATCTCAGGATGCTCGTAAATCATAACATCACCGCTCATTGTTTTACGAGCACGCATTTTAACTACTGCATCAGGTTTTTCTATTTTAAAAGTTAACTTCATTCTGATTTAAACTCTCTTGCAAGACCTTGAACTTTTAAGATTAATAAAATACCCTCTTCGTTCAAAGGTGATTTATTAAAATCTTCCAACAGATTGGAGACTTTTTTAATTTTGTTATATAAACTATGGTCTTCTTTTATTTCTTGCGAAGTGGAAGCCTCAGTAATTTCCTCTTTAAGTCTTCCAATCTCTTCGTTTAGATAGTAGCGCATCTCAGTGCCATCATCAGAAAAAGACTTTATATAATGATTTAAAGTTTCTTTTTGCTCTGAAAAAAGCTCTGTGTATGTATCATTAAATCTATCCACAAAAGCTTTCATAACAAGACCGTTGGCCTTTGGTGTTTTTTTATTGTGAATTGCTGGACTTGATGCCATATTCCTTATAACTTTGACCTCTAGCAAAACTTTACTTTTAGGATTCATATTAGAGGCAAATATCTGAGCGATTGTGGCTAGATTTTTATAATTTGGAACAAAATTGGAAAACGTAGCCTTAGAAAGCTCTTTGTTTACTTGCGAAATCACAGCGCTTTGCTCTTTAAAAAGTTTATCTTGATCAATATTTAGATGCTGTTTAGTTGTCTCGTTTAATACTTTCTCAGCCAACTTCTCAGTGAGATTCGTTGTGGTCATTAAAATTTTGTACAAATCCAGTTCTTTTCTAAGTTCAGTGCCTTTAGCAAAACTTTCCTTTAGAATAGAAATAGCAGTATCTCTTTTTTCTTTATTTTTAGCTACAGTTTGTTTTACCACTTCTCGTAGAAGTGTTTCGTAAATAAAAGCTGTGTTTCTTTTTTTGTTATGTTTACCCATTAGACTATTCCAAATCCTTAAATATATTCTTTATGTCTTCTTTGACTTCAAAAAGCTGCTTCTCTTCATTATCATAATTAGTCTTTTTATTCTCAAAGATACCTTTCCCAAGACCAAGTAACTCTTTGGCCCCTGCTGGAAGGTTCATACGGACTTGGCGAGAGGGTAATCGGGCTAGCTCGTGAGAGTGCATAGCTGTCATCTGTCTTTTCCTCGCTCCCATATCCCTCTGGTCGTCTTTGGTTGGTCGATACATTTTTCCTTTAGAGCGTTTAGTAGTGGTCTGCCCAGTGGATTTATCCATATAAACAGTGGGACTATCATCTCGTTTACCCGCTGGTTCTTCGTCTGGCGTAGCTAAAAGAATATCGTCGCCCTCGTCGGCTGCTGGTTCTTCTGCTGCTGGCTCATCGCCCCCAAGATCCCCTAAGTCATCTAAGTCCCCTAGATCATCTCCACCTTCATCTCCACCTAAATCTCCAAAGCCACCAAGGCCACCTTCAGCGGCAGCATCTTCTTCAGCTAGCTTATCTAATTGTTGTGCAACTTGACGATCATAAAAGATCTCACGTTGATTTCGCAAGAATTCCTCGTCTGTAATATCAAACAGATTTTCTGCAATCCAACGCTTACTAAAGAATCCCTCTGTAGCTGCGCCAGCGATGTCAAACTTAGTTCGCCAACTCTCAAGCTCTTGCATTTCAGCGACCTTGGAAGGATTATTTAACCTGAGTTTGAATGAAAGTAAGTCATCGTTACGGAAACCTAAAATATATAAATGTATCATTGCGATTTTTTCTAACTCAGATACTACCGACCTCTGAAGACGCTGAACTGATCTGGCAAAACGAATATCCTTTTGAGCCAAAGCCCCTTTATCCTCGTCTCCCCCTTCACCTCTTATCAAATAAGACATCGGAATCTTAAGAGCGGCAAACATTTTGTCTCGTAAATATTTAACATCATCAATATCACCAGTATAGGTTCCCCCTGGCAATGCCTGAATCTCAGTTTTATTCGCGCCTCGCACGGGTATAAAATAATCCTCTTCTACAGACATTGGGTTATACCGAAGATCTACCTTACCACTGTCGGGGTCAACAACTTGGTTACGCTTCATTGAGGTTATAAAACGTTGCATATATTGCTCAATATCTTGCGGAGGAATGTTGCCAACATCTACATAAAATACTCTTCTTTCTGGTGCACGTACAATTCTATACGCCATCATAGCGTCCTCTAGAAGTGTAAGCTGCCTCCAAATGCGTCTAGACGAGTCCAGAACAGATGTACCATATGGAGCAAACTTATCATTACCTAGAATTCTAAAATGCGCAACCTGCCAGTTTTCAAAGGTAACGCCAGCAGAATTCCACTGAAATGTGACATAGTTAGGGTTATTTTTATCTTGCCCCTCAAGCCTTTCTATTTCTCTTGACGGTAGGCCAATGACAT